CCAGGTTGTTGTTCAGATTGAACACTCCTGAGGGGAGGCGTGGACGTGAGGGGAGTCGAACCCCTGTCCAAACAGATTATTTCATACACACTGTACATTCTTGTAAACGTTCCGATGATCGGTCAGAACATTCGATTTAAGCCGTTTTAGGTGCGCTCTAAGACATTTTTGCGACACTCGTGGTTAATTACTCCACTTGGCGACATACTCTGCCTCAGAGCGCTTAAAACATGGCTAAAAATATATAGGAATCCTCATGATACGAAGATACTTAGAGGGCTATATTCAGCATTTTTGATATATTTTGCAGGGTTCTAGTAAATACTTTTTCATTCTTTACCTGAGTCTCCCCGATACAATGATACGCACAAAACATATTGTTTGATCTACTGTCCCAATTTATTGTGTGGGTTCACATCTCTTCTTCTCATCGTGATACGAAGATACTTGATGAGAATGTTAATTCATTCTAAGATTCCTTCACCGTCGTTCTACAAAGCCCATTGGTACCTGAGAATCTATGTACGTGATACGAAGATACTTGTACTAGAAGAAGAATTAGAAACGATCAAACTGGTACTTGCCATAATACCAGCAGTTAGGGTACTTGTTGCGCAACTCACCGTCGTGCTTTTCATACTCATCGTTCAGATCGTTCATCTGCTTACGCTGATCCTCATCGATCTTCTGCGAAAGTTCACGGAACTGATTTGGAGTAATCTTCTGATCGTCAGGAACGGCGGTACCATCCTCCTGCTTGCCCAGAAGACGAGCCAACAATTCTGTACGCTTCTTCAGAATGTCGAGAGTAATCTTTGCCTTCGCACGGTCCTTACGGACATTGAGAAGTTCCTTGATTCTAAGGAAGTCAGCACACTTGACGATTTCTTTGACCTGGGAGATCTTACGCTTCTCCTCGTCCTGGCGGATTTCTTCTGCCGCCTTGTCTGCGATGTCTGTGACGAGGTTACCCTTCATCAACTTCTCTACTACGTTGTCTGCTGACACATTCTGCTGCTCTTTAGCAGCGCCTTTTGTTTCTGCTTTTGCCATTTTGATAATGTTTTAAATGTTTGTAAATAAAATTAATTAACATATTGTTACTTCTCCCACACTCCAGGATGGATTCTTAATGAATACTGCGCCATTGTTATTAATGGTGATATCGCATGGAGCGTCGTGAGAGCAGTTAGCCAAATGAATGAGTGCGAATCTGGCATCTTTAGCCTGATCCTCGCTAGGGTACTTGGATTCGAATACCAATGTTTTTGTATTCTTACCCTTTGCTTTACCCTTGATCGTATACACTGGGATCTTCCACATAGTCTAAAGGATTTAGCTTGTTTTTAAACTTGTCACGCTTATATGCCTTTGCTTTGGCTTCTGCGTGACGCTGATGATACACTTTCTTAGTATTACGTTGTGTTCTGCACATAATTACATGCTATCTTGAATTGTTTTAAATACACAAATAACATCGGTAGAAATACCGTAAGAATCACGCATTCTCTTACTTACACCACCAGACACAACTCTGATAGCATTTGTAAGAGATTCATTGTCAGGCTCATTAGTTATAGCCTCTGACAATGCAAACAGCAGCTTCATCTTGGAGCAGAAAAACTCGCCAAATCTTTTTTTCACGTAGATGCATGCAGATTCCACAACAGAAAGTTCTGTAGCGTTCTTGGCTTCTACATGGCCGATAATAATAGAATTAACTTCCGTTTCATCCATTGTGGCTGCGTGCACATCCTCGATATTGGGCTTTACGATCTTTAGCTGTGAAGCTACCGCCCCAACTTCTGATGCGCTCAAATTAGCACCCTTATAAGAGATAATAATGTACCGTTTCATAGCTAATCCTCCTTTGTCGTTATGTTTGTACTGGAGGACTGCACGAGCTGCACATGCTTACCGTCGATAATGGTGTCAACCATTTCCACGTTGGGGATATCAGGAGGAGCGGCTGCACTGTATTGATCCTGTTTATCAGGAAGATTCAAATATACATGCTTGTTCATCTCAAACTCGTTCGATATACTCATCTTAGTCAATGGTTTCCTAGATTTTTCTAAGACTGATACCACATCACGCATAACCTTTTCAGGTATGCTGAAGAACACTGAGTCCTGATGTCTCCATTGACCTTCCGATCTCTGAAACTCTATAACGTCAGAACAGCCGGTAAATGTAGGATTATCAATATCCTGCATCATTTTTGACACCATGAGTGAGTCATCGTGTTTGATCTCACTCTTTGTCTGCTTCACATAGTCACATGATGACACTGTGGCAGCTACAATAAGCATGATTAAGCACATGCTAAGCTTTTCGAATAATCTCTTCATTTTGATAATTTATTAGAGATTCAACAAATGTTAATTGTCCTATTAAGCTCAAGGAATTGCACTAGTCTTTGCTAGTAGTCAATGTAGCACATATGGGACTCGAACCCATGACTTACGCAGCCTGATACAGTCACTGCAGCTCTAACCAGCTGAGCTAATGTGCTAAATAGGAGAGAATATTCCTGTATGTCCCTGGCTTTTAGACTATACTCCACCCATTCCATCATAACATGAACACCAGTATGAATCATGTTTCCTCTTCTCTCCTAATAATTGTAAATTGTGGACCAGCTAGGGTTTGAACCTAGGACCTCCAGATTATGAGTCTGTTGCTCTAACCACTGAGCTACAAGTCCAAATATGGGCAATTTTCACTGGTTATATTTAAACCATTCCATTGTCTCCTACTATCTAACGTTCTTTTTCTTTCTAACCCAAATGATTAATTTTAAGGTAATTACGCTATTTAATAGAGTTGTAGGGAGTTGTTTGGTACCCATTTGTGATTTTATACAGACTTGAACTGTTATGTAGGCCTTTAACCTAATAAATCTCGGGGACGGTATAACCCGCCCCCTTGAAATGCAACTTAGTTAAATTTTTCCGTCCAATACGATATAAAATACATGATACTGGAGATCAGAATTACTATCAACATAATAACTATTATTGCCAACGAAAAATTGCTTATGCTAGCTATATTAGTTATGTTGTTTAGTAAGTCAAACAACGGGAACGCTGAAATAATTATTAACACTATTGCTACGAATAGTTCTGTATATTCTCTTTTCATAGATATAATGCTATTTGTGATATCTCATCATAGTCGTCTTCGCTGACAAACCATGAATCGTTATCTGTTGTTAAATAACTCTTTCTTGATCCCAAATCTACATCTTCTAATGATAATACACACATATCATCAGGATTTGCAGACTCGTAGTTCTTTAAAACTACATTTGAATTGCTACAGTGCGATTTAAGTCTACGCAATGAAGCATGATGACGTCTAACTTCTAATTCTTCGTCAGACATTTGTCCGTTTTTTCTACGTTTTGCCATAATTAAGGACTAATAAAAATTATTCCGTCTTCAATGCATGATGGTGATTCTTCGTTTAAATTCTTTAAATCGTTTACTCTTGGACAAGAGAAAGGATTGTTAAAGATACACCCATTGCAATTGTATTGACGTTTAGCCCTAACAACAATGCCATTTATTTTGTAGATTCTGCCAGGACTAAGATTTTTACTCATAGTTCACCTATTAATTGTAACTTGTACATCGGTTGCTTAACTGGAACCATTTCGTACCCTTTACGAATTTCATCAACTTTTCGAAGCACTCTAGATACTTCTCCAAGTTTAAATACTCTATGTATGGTCTTACCCTTGTTAGCTAGTATAAAACATACAAATTTTGATGGATTAGCATATAGCTTATCATATACAGGTGATACGATATGATAGAACGTACCAACACCTTTCATTGTGTCGATTTTATTCATATCACCTTCACTAATCATAATCTTTGTTGTTTCTCCTTCTTTTTTCAGATGTTCAGACCTATATATATAGTATTTTCCAGTTGATACATCTCTGACAGTTGTACATACACCGCCAATGCTCTCGACTACAACCATAGAGCTACCTATCATTATGCCACTAGGTAATACTCGGCACACTACATCTCCTTTACTAAACTTCATTTGTGTACAAATTTAATTTTATACCTAACGATAGATGTAATTACACCATTTCTTAACCTAATGCCAAGTGTAGGCTCAATAGAGAATTGCTTGCATGTGCTAATATAGTCAACAACACTCTTTGAGATTGGAATAATCTCTGAGAATCCTGCTGATTTATCAACATATACAGCCATATACTTAACGGTTTTACCGTTAGAACTCGGTTTCTGTACTATTTGCTTAATACATTCAACCTTACACGTCATAGTATCAATCACAGCTTTTTGCTGTGCATGACACTTCGATGTCATGAGTAACAATATTATTATCACGACTATCGCAATTAGCGGACCAGGACTGTGATCCGGCTTCTCGTATAATTTTACACCCATTCTTTATCATCTATAACTTTAACTTGTACGACAGATGGATCGAACCTATTAAAGAGCACATCCATTTTTGATTTCAATCCTGTTGACAATACGACCACTGTTCTACCAACGCATTCATCAACAATGTCTTTGGCTTCTTTTAAGCCTAAACCTAGTTTCTCTTTAACCTCTTTTACGGCTTCTAGTTTGCGTTTGCGATCATATCCTACTAGTACAAGTTTGGATTTAACATCTGGTTCTGGTTTTTTGAGATTTCTCATTGCCTCTACTACCATTGTATCTGCAATTTCTGTTTCAGCAATCCCATTTGTAGTCTTCAAAGAGACTTTGTTGTCGTCACCAATTAAAATTTCAATCATAAGATCAATGAATTGTTAAGAATTTAACACTTGTCTTGCCAGCTCCTGGAACATTTGAATGCTTGTTATTAATATAACTATTCAAAGTATTTTCCAAAGATTTGGCGTTGACTTTACTTAACCCAGAAGAGAGGATCATTGTAGATCCTCCCTCTTTAGCAACTACCTTGTAGTTAAGATATTCAGCATCTGGTTTCCCTTTTGCTGACTGTGGCTTAACTGCCTGGTTATGCGTCTTCATGCTTGACTTTTTCTGGTTCATCGTCTGTACAAATGAATGGTTTACAATCCAGGCCAATGTTCTTAACTGCGCTAGGCCCACTGAGTCTATCTTCTGCGATCTTACTGATTCTTTCGGCGATAAATGCAAGATGTCTCAAGTCATCGATGCGGTTGAATTTACCATCAACTTCAACCGTCACTTTGATGGTCTGTTCCTCTGTTACGGCGTCCAGTTCAACGTCAATAGATGTCAAGATTGGAATGTGTTTCTTGAACTTGGTCTCTACATACGCCGGAGAGTCCAAATCAACATGATCTGGAGACAATGTACGAGACACTGTTACGATCGTTCTGTTACCGTCAGCGCAAACTGCTGATCCAAATTTTGGGTAATAATTACCCAGCAATTTCTCTAAAATGTTCATAATTTTGATAATTTAAAACATTATTTACTTGTATAGGACTACTTCTCACCTATATTTGAGCTTTGTGTTCCATCTGTAATTCGGTTTCCCTTTGGAGACTTTGGACTCCCTACGGCTACATTAAACACTTAGGGTTGATGCAACTCAACCCTTATGTTTTTTAATTGGTTTTATAGATAAACCTATTGGTAATTCCATACAGAAATCATATTTTTCGTAATCTCTGTCAAAACAACAAAAACATTTTGACCAAGTTTTATTTTATGAATACCAGATGTCTTCTGTGTGGTCTTCTTTGTCGAATTCATTCATACTACTTTGTAATTAGTTCGTCAACCTTAGACTTTGCTTCTAAATAATCAATACCATAATCTGTCTCAAGGTCTGTATCCATTAGATCAAGATTACGTGTACCGTCGAGAGAGTCAAGCAATGTTTCGACACATGTATAGTATCGTTCATACGCTTCTATTCTTTTCTCTGCTTTTTTGTTCTTACCTGTATGGTAATTTGACATAAAGCAGGCACCAATAATTCCACCAATAATTACTCCAACAAGGAGTAAGTTTAATTGGTCCATAAAAGAATGTTTCTTATCTTCCATATTTATATAGAGTTTAATTAATAATCAATAGAATGGCATATCTATTCTCACGAACCAATATGTCTGCATGGAAATAAAACCTGTTGTGTAACTAAAAAATGATGCAATAAAAGATGTGTAGTGGTTACTGGACTCGAACCGTCGCTATGTGTGCGCTTTTATAGCCAAGTACAATACCCATATAATGCGCTTGTACATAGTATACCCTCTTGCTTTAGCAAGTGTATAATAACCACTATCTGTCTCTCCAGATTGTCATAGAGATTAGGTCTACATTTGACAGTTTGCACCTTTTGCAAATAGGCTGTAGTTACCATATCTCGGTTTTACATGTAAATCCGTCAACACTCTGTATTCAGCTATCCTAAGCTACTGCTTTGCAAGTACAATAGTTGGAATTGCATTTACTGGCTTGTGACAGTCTTTGGCTACATTACTGTCTACGATTTATCACGTTAGCGTAGACGCTCCGTCATCCTAGTTTATATACCGCATGAGATAACGGTTTATCAACAACTATCTTCACAGACAATTGTAGATGGAGTCTAGAAAAATGTACCACTATCTTCACAGACAATGATATGTATCATGCCAATGTTGCTACGCTTAGCAATTAGTAACCTATTGTAAATGAGCATATTATCAATTGTCATGTTATATATGTTTATTGATTAAACTTTATCAAATTATAAGTTACCTGTCTTTCCAGGTTGTCGCTTTCTTTCAAGTTGTCACCACTTTATAAATCGCCAATGGTTGGCTGTACGATTATATCACCATATATTTATGTGCTCGGATAATCGCCTCCTATGAAGCACAAACGCTATATATTAAAACAGCCTATTTGAGCTGTTACGTAGGATTGTTCTGAAAAAAGGGTTTGGAGATTGTTTTACCAATCCCCACCCCCTTCTACTCATCGTCTTTTGAGTACTCGAAGTTATCGTCTATCATATCAGCCAAGCGGACTTTTAGTTTCTTAACTTCTGCCTGCTCATCGTCTACATTACCAAGATAAGTGTTAGCTAGACTTGAATAAGTGTGCTCTCCATCAGTAATCGACTTCTCATTACCATCTGTTAGTTCAGAGATAGTGTAATCAAACGTACTGAAACGCGCCTTTTTGCCTACAAACTTTGCGGACAAGTCTTTTAACGCTTCGTCTTGTGCCTTCTCAGTGTGCTTGCCACCTTCTAGCACTCTGTCAAAATTAAGAATGCAAGAATATGATTTGCCAACAACTGCACCGGCATCAGCAAAAGCAGCCAAAGAAAGAAAATCTTTATCCTCCTTATTATCAGAAGAATCCTCGACTGCGTATGTTATGCGTAATGCAACCCTAAATGTTTCATTATCCTCATTAAATGAGTACAATTTCTCATTAAGAGATACGCTGTTAATTACAGCAATTTCGTTAACCTTTTTCATGTGCTTTGAGTTTTGAATGTGAATAATTGTGTTTTTGTCATGGGGGGATACCCCAATCCGAAAGTATATACCGGGGTGTGACTCGTTGCTGTTTCACGTTTCTGTACATATATAAAAAAAATTTGTTTCGCGTTCTTGTACACACATTACAGTTTAAAAAATAAAAAAAATAAAATATTCGGCAAGCTCAATAAAAAAGCCGAGGTTATAAGCCCCGGC